CCCTCCGTGGTTCATTGGCTATCGAACATATGTATCTATACGTAAAACAAATGTTTGACACATACACATGATACTATATCTAGTGTTTTGCGTTCAGCTCGTACAATATATTGATTTACGCTAAATTTATTTTTGTATTGTCTGACATTTTGTTGAATTGCTTAAAAATCAAATACATCCGCCTCGTCATCTTGTGCCACTGTATTTGGTAGTTCATTTGCTCCGATGTCTTGCGCTATCTGTTCAACCGTCTTTCTAGCTCCGGTGATCTGTTCTTGCTCTACTGCTTTCGTTTCTGCCATGCCGTAAGCAGCTTTGGCAATGAATATCTTATTTGCATCCGTTCCCTTGCTATTCCCCAGATTATTCACTAAAAAGCCTTTGCAAGTGTTCATCCATTTTTTGACCGTGCAAGAGTGTTCAGCGGTCCGATAACTGCCATTGCTCCAAGTAGTAAAGGTATTTCTATCAATATTCACTAGGAAACTAAATGCTTCTAGTGTAGGATTAACACCATACTTACTGCATAATCTTACATACACATTGAATATATAATCTAATGCTTTTATATCTGCATTATCTGGCTTTTCTATATGGTCACAGATATAAAATAACATATCAACAAAGTTATCTTTCACTATCTGTTTACTGTCTGTATCTACATGATCTATTTCTAATTCATTGCGTATATACTCATCAGCATAGTAATTAATATTATGCTTATATACTTCTATGCCATCTGTTGTTGTTATTGCATTATCTTTCATCCTGATCACCTCCAGCCAATTGATAAAATAAAAAAAGACCGCGCCCGTTGCAGTTTCGCAATTCTGCTATACGGGTCACGGTCACTAAGGACTACCAAGAGAGTATATATTAAAGGTTGGCTATATACTGCCTATTTACTTGTTTGATTAATATTCTAGTGCAATTTATTGTGATTGTCAATAATCATTTGCACATCTTTTTTGTGCACATTCTTGTGCATTCCGACAGGGAAATGCACGTATATATTATATATATTCTTTTTCTTATTCTCTTTCTTATTCTATTGCGTTACGTAGCGTTATTGTAACGTTACACTGATTTTACTTGAATTCAGGCACAGAAAAAGACAGCCGTTTGACTGCCTTAATTCTAATTTTTTTAGCTCTGGAATTTATGCCACATTTGCATAATCGCAAATAAAAATCTTACTTGCTACGGTTTGCACATGTTCAATGATTTCCTCCAATCGCTCAGCTACTGAAGCAGTATAGAATACCTCTCCGCACTTTTCACACTTATAGCACGGCACATTTTCGATAATAACATAGCACGCCCCTAGATCGGCAAAATACGCGCTTTTATCTTTCTTCATTTCGCTTTCTTTGCAGCTAACACATTTCATGATCAACGCCCCTTTCTAGTCTTCAAATCACTTTCGAATTTGTCTAAGTTTGGAAAATAAGCCGTAATAATCCGGCTTGCTGTTCCTTCGTCACTTGCCACCACATGAAGTATTTTCCCATTTACGCATGCACCAAATATCAAACAGCTAGGGAACGGGAAATCATCCGGATACTGTTCTATTATTTCTCCTGACATTATACATGATTCAATATCTTTTATTTTTATTCCTCTTTGTCGAATTCGTTCGAGTGCATGATTCGAAAATAATAGCATATCATTTTTGCAATATTCTTGAATATTTTTAATATCTATCACGTTATTATATCTTGTCTCCTCTCTGGAAATCTGCTATAATTAATTTACTTGAGAGCGGTGGCAAGTTCCGCCCTCTCTTGTGTGTCTGAGCTGTTGTTATACTGCTCTTTTTTTAATCTTCCAGAGTGCTCTGGAGGTTTTCCAGTATCTTCTGGATCCTTGCGTTTTTCTTTTCGGTGTCTTCCTCTTCCTTGGCTTCTTTCAGGTCGTCAATTAGAAATCTTATGAACCCGTTGAATTGTTTATCTGTCATTCCCATTTGTTCCATGTGTTCTCCTTTCTCCAGCTTGCCACTGGTAACTTGTAAGCTTGTTCCTTACAAGTATTATTATATCACTATTATTTGTGATTTGTCAATTGTTTAATCACTTATTTTAGAGATTATTTTTTCTCTATCCTCTTCCGTTTCCACATATTTAATTATGTCCCTAGGTTGCATTTCTAATACTGCACATAATCTATTAAGATTATCTAATGAGATAGATGTATCTTTTTCCTTGAATTTCTTCATTGTAGCCTGTCCGAATATACCCGTTTTCTTTGCAACTGTAGTATTTATACCAACTTTATCTAGTTCCTTTATAATGTCAAGTTTATATTCTAACATTTTTTCACCTCACTAATTTTATTTATATTATTGTACTCTGCAAATAGAGAAAAGTCAATTCTAAATGTTCTCAAATATTTGTGATTCTTATATTGACAATCACAAATATTAGTGATATATTATAACCATAGAAACGAGATAACAAATCACTCACAGGAGGATATAGAAATGAAAGAAGCAGAAAGAAAGTTATATGAAAAAGGTTACTACTTATCAAATCAGTTTGACGGATTCGGAACAGTTCCAGGCGAATATGAACTAGCAGACAGAAACGGGAACACAGTTATGGACCACTTGTCAGAAGCCCAGGTCATACAGCTTTCAGAAATATTGTAAGGAGGAAACGAACATGAAGAAAATGATAATTATAATCTTGTTCGTGGCAGAGCTTAGCAGCTGGGCTACTCGCTCATACATGATTTGCACAGCTGAGCCGGATACATCTTGCCGGATTACATGGCAAGGTGAGACACACGAATATAGATAGTCGAAACGCCTCCGGGCGTCTGTAGGAACTGCCCCACCTGCACCGATGAGACAGGGCGCGAAAGGAGAAAAGAACCATGACAAATAGGGAGTTATCACAGGCAATCAGAAAAGACCTGAAAGAACATGGAATCACAAGTAAAGATGTATCTGTAAGGGTTCGCGATGCGCTATATGATACATCTGTCAATATTACTATCAAGAATCCTCTTGTCAGAGAAACAGACGTTGAAAGCATCACAAGAAAATATAGCAAAGTTGACTATGACCAGAGATCAATGGAAATCCTAGCAGGTTGCAACGTGTACGTTCATTGCGAATATGCTTATGGGATTTTTGACAATGTATCAGCTCCGCTTATCCCAATAGCTGAAAAGGTATTTAATAACGAAAAATACAACGGCCGGAAAATTGCGGAAAATGAAGAAGTAGAAATACACATGATAAAAATGAATGAAGTGGAAAGCCGTTTATATGAATTCAAGAAAAGCGACAAACACCACAGCGCAATCAATGGCTATATCATTCGTAGCCCGAAAAGCCTTGCTATTGCAATGTGGCGCTTCAAAAATTTACATACAATCTACGCATAATCACCGCTGACAGCGTACCGGGGAGCATTGCCCCGGAGCGGTTTTATAAAAATTAAAGAAAGGGGATTTTAAGATGATTAATATTGATATATGGCACAAGAACAACCCAGAAGAAATAACCGGAATAGATTGGAGTTTTAGTGTTTTAGATTGCGTGTACTGTGGCAATCTCTACAGGGATAATAAGTGGAGATTATACAGCCGACACGATGCAGGAAGTACAAGAAGCATTTCCGCAGTTATCGGAAGCAATAGACAAGACCTTAAATTAGAAAGGGCGGTGAACAACATGAAAGAAATTATATTGACAGATCAGGAAGCGCGACAGGTAGACACTTTTCTAGAATTTACCTCCAGCCGCATTACTGAAGAGTTGAAGTTATGGGAAAGTCTGAAAGTATACACGGAAAACGCTGAAAAGAATGTTGAATTCTGGAAGAGTACAGCGCAGGCAGTAAATAGATTGCGAGTACAGTTGTTATAAAAATATTAGCCGGATAACTTCCGGCTTTTAGTGCTTCCATAATAAGCTATTTACAGACAGAAATATTAGTGCTATGATACAAGCGTATATATTCGATTTTAAGACGTTTTTACGCGTACTCAATAGAATTATGCCCTGCACTATTACAAGCCAATACGGACAGGAATAGACACGTACAGAGCTATTCTATACATCATACACCCGAACAGAATTGTCAGAAAAAGGACGCTAGAATGAACAATTTTTCCAGCGTCCAGATTTTTGACCTTTTTTTATTTTGGGGCGACATCTTTTTTTGACGAAAAATTTTGGCTCAAAAATTTGCCCTAAAAACGCGCCCTAAAAAC